AAGCAATTGTAAGAATGAGTACTGTACCGAGAATATTCCCGCAAGTCGGTGGGTATCGGTTCGGTATAACCGGCGGCGACCAGCATCTTGACGAAGTCGCTGAGAAAGGCGAATACCTGGCAAGCGACAGGAATGAAGCTCGTTATCCTGTCTATGTCAAAAAGTATGGCCGACAGTTCGATATCTCCTGGGAAGCGTTGATCAATGACGACATAGGCGCCTTGAAGGACACACCGGAAAGGTTCGCCCGTGCTGCCGCAAGGACGGAGCATCGCTTGGTCACCGGAGTTTACGCTGCCGATGCGCTTGGTGCTGGCACTCATGCTACGGGCAGTCTATATGACTCCGTAACAGCCGGTGAGATTAATGAGGGTGCATTACCTTTGACCATAGCCAATCTGGAGAACACAGTAGAAGCTATGGCAAATTTCCTGGATGTCAACGGTGAGCCGATTATGAACAGGGCTAAGTACCTGGTAGTCGGTCCCGGACTCGAAATGACAGCTCGCCAAATACTCACATCAGCATCTAAGATGTGGGTAATGAGCACCGTTGCGCCCACTGTGCCATATCCTACTGCCAACGTCATTTCCCAGTACGGACTTCAGCTCATAATCGACCCGTACATACCGATCTTTATGACTGGACAAGTATTGAGCTGGTTCCTGTTCGCTGATCCAAAGGACATCGCAGCTATGGAATGCGATTACCTGGCAGGCCATGAGAGACCAGAAATTTGCATGAAAGCAAGCGATAAGGTCTCGATAGGCGGAGGCGAAATAGGTCCGATGTCCGGCGACTTTGCGACTGATAACGTTTTCTACCGCGTGAGAGACGTCTTTGGCTGCAATAGACTGGAATGGAGAGCCACTTACGCACAAGTATCCAATGTCTAATTAGCTTTACGAGGGGGAGGGGTTTTTCTCCTTCCCCCTTCCCCTTCGTAGAGACTGGAGGTTACTATGCCTTATAGTGTTTTAGAGAGACCGTTTCTCTGGAAGCATCTTATTGCAACAACTCAGGTGATAGCACGTAATGGTATGCTGCACACAATAACAATAAACCGCCCTGATGTAGGAGCTGGTGCGCTTATTTCTGTGTACGATGTGGCTGCGGCTGCTGATATTCTCCCTGCTAATATGATCGCCAATATCACGATGGACGATGCCTTCTATGTTGTACCTACTACATTGATTTACGATGTTACTCTTGTCAGTGGATTGTATATCTTATTCAGCGCAGGGATAACAACGGTTGACATAACGGTGTCCTATAAGTAGGATTTGAAATGTCAAGATGTAAGAAATGCGGACTAAAATTCCCCAAATTGCACAAGTTTGCAAACTCTACAAAGTGCGATAAATGTAAGAAACAAGACAAGGAAATAGGTGAACCATGACCTGGACTTATGATCTGACAACTTTAATCGGCCAAGTACGGCTGTTGATAGCGGATAACGATATAGTTCCGATTACCGATGCACATTTCAGCGATGAAGAATTGCAGGTTTTCCTGACTATGGCGGGCAGCGATACCTACATGGCTGCTGCCTTAGCCTTGCAATCATGGGCTGGTTTCTTGAGTAGCACTGCCGATAGCGAACACATAGGCGATTACTCATACTCTAAGAAGCAGGTTGCAAATAAATTGGAATTAGCCGACAAATACTTAGCCGCTTCCGGCTCTGGCCCTGTGGCTGATTGGGCTGAGATGGACCTTGAAACTTATGGAGATGTATGACGTATAACAGTCTCTTAATCAATACCTGTACCACGCGCAGAAAACACCCCGGTGCTATTGATGAGTATGGCACTCCGGCCCCGGGTTGGGCGAACGAACTCGTGGGGATAGCTTGCCGCTTCTCGACCCCGTCAAACAGGGAGATCAAAATCGGTGCCGAAGTGGTGGTAGCTGACCTTATTCTGTTTGTAGAGGATGTCGACATCACTGTTCAGGACAGGGTAGTTTTGAACACGTTGACCTATGAGGTTTTAGCGGTGATTCCCAGGCAGGATAGCTTAACCGGCCACCACAAAGAATGCTTGCTGAGAGTCGTAAAGTGAAACTGGACGTAAGAATTGAACTTAATTTGAAAGTTCCTGAAGTCTTAACTCAATGTAAAGAGGCTGCACGCTTGGGGATAAGGGATACACTTGTCCCGATTACCAACGATATTATTAATATTCACCCGTGGAAAACACGGACGGGGAATAACAGCCGATCTATAACCTCGGAAGTCTCCGGTATGGGTGTTAACCAGGTCGTAGATCCAAACGGTGCGGAGGGTGCCGTGTACTCTACGAGTGGATATGGAGGAATCCTTGAAACAGGAAGCTCTAAAATGCCAGCCTTCCCATATTTCCGGCCAGCCTTAGATAGACATTCTCAAGAATTAATCCCGAATATAAAGAAGTACATGCCATGATTGACTCAAATAAGATCATACGTGCGTATTTGGCTACCGATGCTGGACTTGTTGCCCTTGTCGGAACCCGGATATATTCTCCACGGTTACCAGAGAATTGCACACTGCCGGCATTAGGATTTTTCACCCGAGGCGGTGTTAATAATCCGCACATCGAACCTTTATTACTACCGTCAAAACAATTCGATTGTTGGGGTAGCACACCGATCATTGCCCGCCAAGTTTATCGGGCTTTGTATGACGCGCTCCAGGGCATTCAAAACGTGAAGGTTACTATCGCCCCGACCGATTATTATATTTTAAGTGCGATAGAAGAGGTACAGGGCCAGGATTTACAGGACGAAATTCAGGGCTATTTTAGAGTCCTGACCTTTTTTGAAATCATAGTGAGGTGAATATGAAAAAGAAAGAATTTATAGACTTTGCAGACGAATTTGAAAAGAAACCGACTCCTCAGGAAGAGCCAAAGGTAAAGATAGATTCCGAAGGGGCTATAAAAGCTCGCAAAAATGCACATCAATTAAAACTCAGGAAATAACAATGTCCCCTTTTGCAAATATACTGACTTTTTATTATCCTAAATTAGGAGGTAACCATGAAAACAATATCAAACGTTCTTGTCGGGGTAGCAACACTGGCAGTTAAATCGCCATACGATGAGAGTATTGCCGAGTGGTCTAAAGACCAGGCGCATCTCGGTGATTATTCAGTAAAGCTCTATAAAAGCGGATTAGGGAATGCAGGAAGCACTCATATAGAAATTATCCCGCCAACCGGCACGACTATGACTCTATGGACGGCAGGGATAGCTACGAATAGTTTCTGGCATCATTGTTCGGCTGTGTTGGGTAACTGGGCGCAGTTCGAGTTTCGTTTTGAAGACCCGAATAGCCTGGCCTGGGCTGAGATTACAGCCGTTCCCATGCAGACTTACTTAGGGACAAATGCCTGGGTGAAAAATACCCTTGCCCCTGCTGACCTGACTTATGGCTACGGCGGACATACAGAACTCGATACTCCGTTCTTTGTATGGGGTCTTGCAACAGCAGGCAACGCTATCGAGGCCGCTATTTCCGCACTTGACGCAGGCGCATGCGCACCTGAAGACTGGATATTAACCAGAGTCAGAATCGAACTCTGGGAACCAACGCCGTTACGAACCTGTTACATCGACACAGTAGAGATAATGGGCGTTACATACACTATTGAGCCAGGCGGGACCGCTCCGGGGTTATCTCTCGACAGCCCGTATACCGAAATTGGGTACACCGAGGACGGCGTTATCATGGAGTACAACGTTGATACGGCTGACGTTGATGTCGAAGAGGAAACATTCCCTCTGGCCAGGCCGATAACCAAAGAGCGAGTCTCATTCAAGGCCAATATGGCCGAAGGATCGCTTTATAACATGGACAAAGCCATAGCTGGAGCCCTATTATCCGGGAGTATTATTACACTGGGAGGCGGTATACAGAAGGAAATGGCCTTAAAGATGGTCGGTACTAATCCAGCAGGATACAGCAGGACTATTCATGTCCCATTGGCGACTGCGACCGGCACCGTTGGAATGTCCTACAGAAAAGGCGCCAAGACCATAGTTCCTGTAGAATTTCAGGCATTAAAAGGTTCCGGAGACGTTTGCACGATAGTAGATAACGCTGCATAAGGAGAAATATGAGAACTGAAGAGGAGAAAGTAACCCAGGCTCCGTTGCTAATCATACTGGGAGGTAGAGAATACGACGTCAAACCACTTGTTATTAGAGACTCACGGGCATGGCGGGCGAAGGTCGCTAAACTAATCGGTGGACTGCCTCAGTATACAAAGACAACCTCCGATAATCCGGACCAATTCAAGGTAGCTATCGAGGGTATGATGAGCGCTATGCCGGATGCTATTGTTGATCTGGTATTCGATTATGCGCGGGATTTGGATCGTGAGATGATCGAGGCTGTGGCTACGGATGCCGAGATAAGCGTAGCATTTACTCAAATTTTAGAGGTGGCTTTCCCTTTAGCGCGGAGCCTGGCGGAGGCGGTGAAGGTTCTATCGGCCAAGCCTTCGAGTTCCTCTTAGCCGAATGGCATTTACCCCCTGACTATATCGTAAATAACTGGTCGAATGAGCTTCTTGACTTAATGGTAGAGAAATTGGTCGAGCGTAAGAAATCAACATATGGGGCAAATAGGCAAGTCTCTGACACTGAAATTTTCAGGATGACAGGAGCAAAATATGTCCATTGATGTCGGCGATGCCGTCTTAAAAATAACAGCAGACGATTCTGATTTAAAAAAGTCTTTGAGCGGGCTTGGTTCCAAGATAGGCTCGATATCAAAAGGAATCGGTATTGGCCTGGCTGCAATCGGGACGGCTGCAGTCGGCATGGGCGTAGCCTCTGTCAAGTCTTTTGCAGATGCGGGCAGCGAGATTTACGACATGTCTAAACGTACAGGCATGGGGGCAAAAGCCTTGTCCGAATATAAATATATGGCTGAACAGAGTGGAGCCAGCCTGGGATCGGTGGAGGTTGCTGCAAAGCGGATGGCAGTTGCTATTACAGAAGCAAGTCAGGGATCAGAGGCTCAAGCGTCTGCCTTCAAGAATTTGGGTCTCAGTATAGAAGATTTAAAGGCCATGACCCCAGAAGAGCAATTCAAGGCCATAACTACTGCTATTTCTAATATTCAAGACCCCACAGCCAAAGCCGCTGCAGCGGTTGATATATTCGGGCGGTCAGGAACCGATTTACTTTCGATGCTCTCAGAGGGCGAAGCCGGTATGGACGCTATGCGTCAAAAGGCCCAGGAATTAGGCGTTGTCTTCACAGAGGAAACAGCGGCCAAAGCTGATGTTCTGGGTGATGGCATAGCAGATATGGAAAAGGGCATGAAAGGGCTTATGAACGAGATTGCTTTGGCATTAATGCCTGCAATTATGCCACTGATTGATGCCTTCCAGGAACTCATAAAGGCCCTTCCGATTAAAGAGATTGCCGAATTAATCAAAGGATTACTCCCTCCATTGGTGGATCTGATGCTTAAATTACTTAAAGCTATCCCTGTGGACACGATGATTAAGTTTGTCACGTCTGCCTTGACCCCAATGTTGAAAATTTTAGAATCTCTTTTGCCAATTCTGGAACCGATTTTATTTATTTTTGGCAAGTTAATGGAGCTTTTAACTCCGGTATTGGATGTTCTTGGGAAGGTCTTATCATTCATCGCTCAAATACTCGGTTCGGGGATTACCTCTATTTTAAGCGGGATAACGTCTCTATTCGGTGGGAA